AAGTACGCTGCAGACCTGAAGGCGGCGCTGGACGCCGCCAAGACCGACGCGGAGACCCGCATCGGAGAGGCACGCACATCCGCGCAGGCACGCATCATCAGCGCAGAGCTGAAGGCTCACGCTGTTAGGGCCGGCATGGTTGATCTGGATGGCCTCAAGCTGCTCGACACGGCGGCGGTGGCCACCGACGACAAGGGGGATGTCGTAATCCCCGCAGACTTCTTCGAGACGGCGAAGACTGCCAAGCCGTGGCTGTTCGCCGCCGCGCAGCAGGCGACCGGGGCTGCCCATGGCAGAACGTCCGCCGCCGCGCACGCGCCCAAGCCGTCCCTCGCAGGCAAGAGCGCCCGTGAGATGACGGAAGCAGAGGCGGAAGCCGAGCTTGCGCTGTTGATTGCGCCCAAGCGCCGCTGACCACTGACGGGCGGCATGTCCGCCCGACTACCCGACGACGCCCACCAGGTCTCGATGGCCATGGGGCTTATCCGTTTCCAACCCAGCACCATCGAGGAGCACACCCGTCATGGGTATCGAAAACTTCCCAGCCGACCTCCAGCCGATCGTACAGCGCGGCTTTCTGGCCCGCGCCTTCGAGGGCGGCCTTACGTCCAAGCTGGCCTACCGCCAGATTGCCGACCGCTTCCCGTTCCCGAACAAGGTCGGTGAGACCATCACCAAGACCCGTCGTGGCCTGAAGACCCCGGTGACCACCCCGGTGTCCGCCGCCGCGAACACGAACCTCGACAACGGCATGACCGCGTCGAGCTTCAGCGTCGAGCAGTTCTCCCTCGGCATCGACCAGTATCAGGACACCATTGATCTTAATATGGTCGCGGAAGGCGTCGCCATCGCGTCGCAGTTCGTCGAAAATGCCAAAGTGAACGGCGTGCAGGCGCAGCAGTCCCTGGACCGAATCGCGCGCAACACCATCTACTTCGGCACCCAGAACGCGCTGGTGTCCGACGTGGGTGGATACCTGGGCGGCAACACCCGGGTCTCGACTGCGCTGACTGCGGCGTCCTCGACCGTCCATGTGGACGATACGCGCGGGTTTCAAAACCTGCTCAGCATGCTCAACACCGTGGTTCCGGTGTCGAACGTGAATCCGATGACAGTTACCGTCAACGGCAACCCCTACCAGCTGATTGCCACCACGCCGGACGCGATTAACGTCTCGACGGCGCCCAGCGGCATCAGCGGCACCCTGACGTTCAACGGGAACGTGGCCGAGGCCGACGGCGCCCTGAACGCCGCTGTCGTGGCATCGACCGCCCCCGTCGTTGTCCGCCAGAACGGCCGTTCGACCACTGCGGCTCTGACGGCTGCCGACACCCTGACGATGACTTCCATTCTCACGGCTGTCGCCACACTCCGCCGGAATAACGTGCCCACGATCGGCGGTCTCTACAATTGCTACATCTCGGACGAGCAGCTGCTCGGCCTGTTCTCCGCCAGCGACTTCCGCGAGCTGTTCCGCGGTGCCTACAACTCGACCGAGTTCAGGCAGGGCGACATCTTCCAGCTGCTCGGGGTCCGCTTCATCCCGACGACTGAGGCGCCGCAGCAGGTCTTGAATGGCCTGCACATCCAGCGCGCGCTGGTGGTTGGCAAGGGTGCCCTCATCGAAGGCGACTACGTGGACACCGGGTACTCCGACATCCCCGACGCCAAGGGCGCTCTCCGGGAGATTATCGACAGCGTGGCGATGGTCACCCGTGAGCCTCTCGACCGGCTGGGACAGATTATCGCCCAGAGCTGGTATTGGATTGGCGGGTTCGCACTTACGACGGATGCGACGGTAAATACGCTGATCATCCCGACCTCTACCAACAGCTACCTGAAGCGCGCGGTGTTGGTCGAGTCAATCTGAGCTGACTCTACGGCAAAGTCCGGCGCCCTTCACTGGGCGCCGGATGGCTTCACCGTGCCTCGCGTCTCTTGCCACCCGGTATTCCCCCGACATGGCCGCGGCGCGCCCGTGCGCCCCTGGAGTGATCCCCAACCATGTCATCCAC